GCGATGTATACGACCTGGTTGCAGCTGCAATCATGGGCGAGAAATACTACGGCATGAGCGACATGGCACTGAGCGAAATCACCGAAGCCTCCACCACGGCAATCAATGTGCTCCAGAAGGAAGATGCCGGCATGGATGATTACATGAATGCGGCAAAGAAGCTGACCTTCAATATCACCAACATGCTGGGCATACCCGCCGAAAACTGGAAGCGGTATTGGACGGGCGCTGAAGCCTGGATTGAGGAAGCGCAGACCGGTATGATTGGCACATGGGAAGGCGGCGTGCAGCGCAGCAACAGCACCAACTATAGCAGACTGTACAATGCCGCCATTGCCGGAGACGACGAAAAGTTTGACCGCGTGATGCTTGAACTGATGGACAACGGTGTTGAAGAAAAGGATGCACTAAGCGGATTCAGGACCAGGGTGAAAGAAGCATACCGCGAAGGCGAGCTGACGCGAGAAGAAGCCACCGAAATGCTGGTAAGCAATGGCGGCAAGGATAAAAACGAGGCATACTGGCTGATGGATGAATGGGATTACACCGGTGAAGAAAATTACAGCAAGTATGCAGATCTGGAATACGCGCTGGAGCATGCGAATGCAAGCGATGCACAGGCAGCCATTGCGGAATTGACCAAACACGGAGTGAAGGAAGAAACCGTATATTCCAGAATAAGTACGATGTACAACGACGGTACGGCTGCCAACCTTGCAACGCTGAAGATCCGAGCCGGCAGGCTTTACAGCCCCAGCAAACCCAAGAATACCGCGGATGATTTTGACGGGCTGATTCAGGCAATCGTAAGCGGCGGCAATATCAGCAGCGAGATGCAGAAGGTGCAGAACCTTGGGTACAGCACCAAGAACATTATGACTGCGCTGAACAGCGCGTTTGGAAAATCTACAGATGCATACATCAATCTGATGACGTACAATCCCGCTGATGGCAAGCGGCTTGAGGAAAGAATACTGGATGCATACGCATTGCTTGGCATGAACCGCGAAGAAGAGCGCAAATGGATCCGGGAGAACTGGATAAAATAAAATTCACGACCGCAGGGGGTGGGCTTACATGGCCCACCCCGTTTTTTGTATGCTTGCATGGAAGGAGGGATGATATGGCAGTTTACAATATCAAAGCAGAAAAAGACACGCGCTGCACCCAATCTGTATTGCAGATCAAGGGAGACAGGCATACGCAGATACTGCGATTCCATGTGGACCGTTATGACGGCGGCGTGGATTTGAGCGAATATACATGGGCAATTCAGACCAGGAATGCTGCCGGCGTTGAGGATGCATTCAGCCCGGAAGCAGTGGAAATTTTTGAAAATGTAATTCTGGTTGACTGGATGCTGAAAGGATCGGTTACGGCAAAGGACGGCCTGACCGAATATGAACTGAGCGCGCTGGAATACATGGATGATGAAACCACCCCGGTATGGCGCGGCGGCATTGGTACGATCAGTGTGCGAAACAACCTTTCCCCCAGTTTTGGGAATGTTGAAGGTTTAACCGAGGTTGAGCAGCTTATCCTGTATGTAGATGGCAAGCTGCATGAAGTGATCAGCGCAGGAGAAGAGGCATCCAGCGCGGCGGTTCGCGCAAATGCAGCAGCCGACCGAGCAGAGCCTGCTGCGGATAGCGCAGAGACTGCTGCAAATATGGCAAATGATGCGGCATCCGCAGCAATCACGGCTGCGGCCAATGCAAAGAGCGCAGCAAGCATAGCCGATGCTTCGGCGGCATCGGCAAACGAAGCAATTCTGAATCTTGCGGATTACACCAGCGAATACGCCCTGCGCGTGCGCGGTGAAATCGGCGAAAGTGCGGGCAACCCGGTGACGATTGCGCCGGATGAGGGTTCGCTGATGCGCCCGGTAACGGTGTTCGGCCCGAAGCAGACTGGCAGCGGCGATCCTTCGCCCAGCAATGTGCGCCCCATCAGCGGCTGGGATGTGCTGGGGCTGACGCATGTAGGAAAGAACCTGTTCGGCGGTGAAGCGTTGAAAGATGCATTCTTGAAAAAAGTACCCAACTGCCAACATGACGCAGATGCAAGAACAATTCGGTATAATGCACAGCATGTTTCGGATGTAATTATATTTGATAAATTCAAACCGAATACACGATATACCATTATACTGAACGGCCTTAATACAACATCTTATAAAACCGCAAATTTGTATGTTTCCTATGCAGACGGAACTTCGGATGCGCTTGTGTTCGCAAGTGAAACGGAGTACACAAATGCGGTTATAGTTACAAAAGAGGGCAAAACAGTTAAAGCAATCAAAGGCGGATGGGTTACCGACTGGACAACCCTTAAATATGATCTTTGCGGCGTCTTTGAAGGTGTTTTAACCGTTGATGACTTTGAACCCTACAACGGCGATGCATACACCGCCCAGCCCATCCAGACGGTTTATGCTGGAAGGATGGACTGGAACACTGGCAAACTGACCGATGATTATATGTTGGTAACGCTTGATGGCTCAGAAGCAACTTGGACTAGATATGGCTCAATCAATGGTTTCACGGTGCAAATCCCCGAAATGAAAGATTCAACCTATGCAAAAGGATGGGCGTCATACATCCCTGTCGGATCATCATTTGGCAAATATGAGATGGTTATTGGAAGCAACAGTAACTTCTTGTATTTTTGTCATGTCGATGATGTATGGGGAGTATCGACGGATGAAGAACTGAAAGCCTACCTTGCAGCGCATCCGCTTCAGATAGTTGTTCCGAGGGCTACACCTGCTGAATATCAGCTCACCCCGCACCAGATTCTTGCGCTGAAGGGAAACAACACCCTGTACGGCGATGGCGATACCATTGAAACCATGTGGGTAAAGCCGCTGGAAACCAGCATCAAAGAGCGCACCGAACCGCTGATCGAGCGCATTGCGGCGCTGGAAGCAGTGATCCTGAATTCATAAGGAGGAAAGTACATGTATACCATCATCAAAAACGTAATCGAATCCGGCAATTTCGAACTCGCAGCTATGCTGAAGAAGCTGGACACCCTGTGGATACAGGACGGCATCACTGAAGAACAGCGCAACGAACTGACTGCCCTTGCCCGCGAAAAAGCCCATATGGACAGAGGCTATGCGGCGCAGGAAGAACGCTTTCGCCGCATTGAGGAGCGCCTGAACGCCCTTGAAGAAGCCAACAAGCAGGATGCAGAAGCGCCCGAACAGGCTGATGAATACCCGGCATTCAGGCGGCCTACGGGTGCACACGATGCCTATTACGCCGGCGCGAAGATGACCTATACGGACGGCAAGCACTATACCTGCACCGCACCTGAAGGCTATGGCGTGACCTACGGCCCCGATATCCTGCCTGGTTACTGGCGGGCTGAAAAATAAGGGAAAGGAGTACAGCTAATGGTAAGCGCAAGCGAAATGCGGGCAGCGGTTATCCGCAAGTACGAAGAGATCCTTGGCCGCAACAAGTACAGCCAGCCAAAGAGGGACTACTGCTTCAAGAGGTACACCGATGGCAAGTATTACTCTGACTGCTCCTCTTCCGTATCCTATGCCTACAAGGAAGCCGGTTATTCCTTCGGCATCCTGAATACGGTGGGTATGTACCAGAGCGCAAAACTGGTGGATGTGCCTGTGGTCATCAAATATGGCCAGATTCAGAATCCTGAAGTGCTGCGCCCTGGTGACATGCTCCTGTTCGCAGGCACAGACACGTCCAGATCCGCAGCTGATTACGTTGGCCATGTGGAAATGGTGGCAAAGATCAGCGGCAGCAAGGTGACTATTTATGGCCATGGCAGCGGCAACCCCAGAGCCACGGACATGAATACATACTGCACTTCCCGCTACAATTCCAAGACCAAGACAAAACTGGGCAACAAGGGCCTGATCCGCGTGCGGCGATTCATCCAGGACGATGTGGCTCCCGAAACATCGACCACTGCAAGCGGCGATAAGGTGAAGATTACCGGCGGAAGCGTGAACGTGCGCAGCGGCCCCGGCACGAATTTCCCTGTTCTGGACGTGGCCAAACTGGGTGATACTTACCCGGCAGTTAACATGGGAGACTGGAAGGCGATCAACATTGGAAGCATGATCGGCTGGGTAAGTGGCAAGTACAGCGAAGAGGTAAAGGGGTGATTCCATTGAACCCGAACATTTCCGCAGCTGCGGCGCTGGTTGGCGAGATTGGAATCTTGCTGGGCGTTATCATCCCCGTGATCGTGAGCATCCGAAAGATTTCGGACGGCACGCGATGCCAGCTCCGCAGCGAGATGCTGCGGATCTACTACCACACTCGCGAAACCGGCCAGATACGCCAGTATGAGTACGAGAACTTTGTGATGCTTTACGAAGCATACAAAGCGCTGAAGGGCAATTCCTTCATCGACAAGATCTACAAGGAAATACAGGAACTGGAGATCATTTCCTGAAATAAAGGAGGATGAAAACATGGACTTTTTCACCTGGGACATTCTTGGCACTATGGCAGGTGCAACCCTCGCCGTGGCCGTGCTGACTGAAATCACCAAGGGCATTCCCGGCATCCGCAAACTGCCCACGCAGGTTTGGAGTTTTATCCTTGCCTTCGCTGTGCTGATCGGCGCACAGGCTGCTGCCGGCACTCTGACGTTGGCTACGGGTGGACTGGTAGTGCTTAACGCTGCTCTGGTTTCCCTAGCTGCCAACGGCGGCTACGACCTGCTGGAACGTCTGAAGAACGGCCAGCGCACCGGCTGATACGCCCAACTGGGCAGAGGATGAGGCGCTGCTCTTCGGTGCAGAGAGCAGCCCTTACGCCTACGATGAGTACCCGGAGCTGGAAGGCTATACGGAGGATGAGCTGCGTGCGGCCATCCTCCGGGCGCGGTTAGCCCCGGACGATGCACAGATTGCCATTGGCCGCTTGATTTGGCGCAGCAAATGGGCCAACATCGGTGCTGTGGTAAACATTGACCGAACCGCAGCACAGCGGCGGCTGAAAAACAAAATAATCCCGAAGATCCTTGCGAATCTTCAACTTTGCCGGAAAACATCCTAAGTATACTTTGATACCCGCAGCGAAAGCTGCGGGTATTTTTATGTCATTTTCAGAAATTTGCACATTCGCGCACACCGCCTCCCCTTAAAGCCCTCTCAGGAACAGGAATTCTGAGAAAATCAGGGCCAGAAGGGAGGCGATATTTTGTTCACCAACAATCCGTATTACCAACCCGGTATGCCGCAGGGGCCAGCTTTCCAGCGCCCTGCATTTCAGCAACATCCTATGATGTACCAACCGCAGCAGATGCCGATGCAGCAGCCCATGATGCAGGATGGGAATATTCAGGCGCGGTTTGTTTCCGGGCGTGAGGAAGCCGTAGCATCCAACGTTATGCCGGGGAGCATGTTTTTGTTCCATGACAGAGCAAACGGCAGAGTGTATGCAAAACTGATCGACCCCAGTACCGGGCTTGCGGATTTCCGCGAATATGCAGAGATTCAACCAAACCAGCAGCAAACGCCGCAGTACGCCACGCTGGACGCTCTGGACGCGCTTCGCAATGAACTTGAACAAATTATTGAGCAGCGAATCAGCGCCATGCAATCGCTCCGCACAGCCCCCAGAAAGGCGGTGAACAACAATGATGAATAACGCGCCCATGAACCCAACACAGCTTATCCAGATGCTTCAGAGCGGCGTAAACCCTAATGTTATTGCGAATCAGCTTATTCAGCGTTTCCCGGCTTTTCAAAAGGCGGCACAGTTTATGAATGGCAAAACGCCGCAGCAGATCCAGAACGGCGCACAGCAAATGGCACAGCAACGCGGAATCAACCTAAATCAACTTTCAAATCAACTGGGCATTAAACTACCCAAATGATTTCTGCGGTGACTGCAGCGCCGTTTGAAATATATTAAAAACACACAGGAGGTGTAATTATGGCAGAAAATAACGACTTTGCAATGGGATATGCACTTGGACAGGATTCTGGCGGCTCCAATAACGGTGGTGACTTCGGTTTCGGCGGCGGCGGTTGGGGTGGTTTGCTTGGCCTGATTGTTGTTGCCAGCCTGTTTGGTTGGGGCGGCATGGGCGGCTTCGGCGGCGGCTGGGGCGGCGCTGGTGGCGCAGGCCTGCAGGGCATTGCAACCCGCGCTGACATCAACGAAGGCTTCGCACTCAACAACATCACCGGCGGTATCACTGCCATCCAGCAGGGTATCTGCGACGCAACCTACAACCTGAACAACACCATGACCAACGGCTTCCACGGTGTGGACAGCGCAATCTGCGGCCTGCAGCATTCCATTTCCGATTGCTGCTGCCAGACCCAGAATGCCATCCAGAACGTGCGCTACGATATGGCTACCCAGGCATGCGATACCCGCAACCTGATCCAGAACGTAGCACGCGACATCACCGACAACCAGAACGCCAATACCCGCAGCATCCTGGACTTCATTGTACAGGACAAGATCAGCACCCTGACTGCAGAGAATCAGGCTCTGAAGTTCCAGGCCTCTCAGGCACAGCAGAATGCATTCATTACTGCCAACCAGGAAGCCCAGACCGCTGAACTGATCCGCCGCCTGGGCCGCGATTGCCCGGTACCGGCCTACGTGGTCCCGAATCCCAACTGCTGCTACGGCAATCCCACTGGTGTGGGCTATGGCGGCAGCGGTTGCGGTTGCGGCTGCTGACCCAACACTTCCCCGCTTGACGGGTGACTTCGGGTGGAGGTAACCCCTCCACCCTGATTGAAGGAGGTTTTGTTTTATGGCAACGATCACTGATGTAAAAGCAAAGGCGCTGGACAAGCTCTATGCGATGGATCTGGAGAACGTGTCGCTCATGGATGTAAGTATGTATGTAGACATACTTCGCAGGCTGTCTGATATCGGCGAAAAATCCTACATGGAAACGCTGGTAGAAACGATGGGAAAGAGCTTCGGCAAAAACCAGCCTGCTGCTGAGCTGCCCACAACCGGCTGCGTACTGGGAGGTGTTGGCAGTGTGTAACGACAACTATATCTGCCATCTCTGCCCGAGACTGATCCTCAGCCAGGCGGTGACCTTCGCAGATGGTACACTCACCATCAACCTGCCGGCGGGCAGCTATGACAATAGCAAGAAGTATTGCATCGTAGTGGCACAGGCCATCCCGGCAGCAACCACCATAACTGCACCTGTGGTTGTAACCATCGGCACCGGCACGGAGGAGTACCCGCTGACCAACCGCTATGGTGTGCAGGTGACCGCTAACATGATTCGCACCCGCACCAAGTACGCGACCTGCGTATCCACCACGGCGACCGGCGGCGCATTCCGCATGCTGGGCATGCCCAAGGGCTGTTGCCCGGTGACAACCAACCTGAGCGCCATTGATGGTACTGCACCCGCAGCGCCTGCGGAAGGAGGTGGAGCATAATGGCAATGAATCCCGGCATG